TACAAGAACGGTCGTAAGAGTTCTAAGAGAATGGTTCTTGCTAAGAGTCGGCGTTACTGATGTTAGATACTCGTTCCATTGTTTATTCAATGGGTCCAGTTGGATTGGCATTTGAATTATATGAAACTCGAGAATACAATCCGAATCCTTACGGGATCGCTGGATGGCTTGTTGCAAATAGCGCTGCTGTATATGCTGCTTCTTCATTTGCAAATCATTCTTCAGTTGGTGGACAAACTGCATTTTCTGTTTATGGTCCGGTTCTAAGAGAGGAGGCTGCTAACCTTGGTCGTATTATTAGAGGACCTAAACCTCCTCCATCAGCTTTTGCTACTCTAGGCGTTGGTATTCATCTTGCTAATATTGCAAGGGATTTGTTCAAATCTGAAGTTCCTGATTTAGCTTAATCTTTGTAGAATAATTCTCTGTTCTTTTCGTCTAGTGGCTGACCCCACATTTTGTTAGGCCATGTTCGAACCTTGCGCCAATTTCTGTCTCCGTTCCAGGCTAGTTTTCCGAGACAATCTTTCCTGGCATATCCTACCAGGTAATCTCTCATGATTTTCATTTCATCACGTTCTCCGATTTGTTCACCTCGAGAGTTTAGTTTCCTACGATCGTAATCTCTCTCATGTTTGTAGTTTAGTCGCATCTTTGGCGGCATCCCATCCTGTTCACTACCGAACTTTGCATACGCTAGTTCGAGGTTCACTTTCGAACCCCGTTTGTTAAGCACCAGGTAATGACCGTGAATGTGGTAACTCCACATGTTCGAAGATTCTCTTTCGTAGCTGTCATTCATCCATCTTGCTTTCCTGGTTTCTCCCGGTTCAGTCACGACACATTCCATCACATTGATGCCAACGAATTGATCGTGCCAGATTTTCTTATCCCGAAGAAGATTCTGTGAAATGTATAACCGGCGTTCTTTTGCGATATCTTGAATTTCTTTTTTCAAGAGTGGTTTGTTTGAAGACACTAGGGGGAATGTGAAAGTCCACAATACTGATTCAAGTTCTAAGGCCTTCTTGATCGCAACCAATTTCTTGGCTGCTTGTCTTCCCCGATGTCTGTAAGAGTTCAGAGTATTGCAGTCATTACATCTCATCGGGAATATTGTATCGTATCCATCTGTGAATGGATCTGGACACCAACGACAGGAACTTCCTGCGATCCATCCTTTTTCTTTCCAATCGAGGTATTTTTCCTCGGTCATTGGTACCCACAATTTTTTGTCAAGTAAATTGTATTCGAATAGGGACATATCTCCGGCGAATATGAACTCTCCAAGATGTTCTCTACCGTCCCACGGCTTCTTTTCCTGAGATAAGTTACGATGTTGTGCAAGAGTTGTATCTGCAACCTGTACCCATCGTGGGATTACAACCTCAGGTTGAGTAGTGTTCATAGGCTAGGTCGACTCCCGGACTCGATACGGAGTCGAGCATGATGTATAGTCATTTTATCTCCGAAGAGGAATAAATATGCCCAAATTACAGCCCGCTGTTATGACTTTGAATTTTACAGGAGATGGTTACATTGACCTCTCACAGTGTGCTTCTTTGGTTAATCGTCGATTTTATCGTCAAGGCCTTCAATGGGCCGTTAATGGTTTTACAGTTGAGTTAGATAACCAGGTTACTTCGGGTAATATCCGGATTGAAACTCTTCCCACTACGTGGGTTTCTTCTAATGCTTGGCATAAGACAATGGCTCTTTGGCTCAAGCAACAAAATGAAGCAATCGAGCAATATGATGGTGAATCCGTTATTGCTAAGTTTAGAGATTTCAAAATTTACATGGATGTTGTCCATGCTGCAGCTGGTGTTGGTTCCAATCTTCTTCCAACGTTTGGAGATGGAACTGCTACATTCACTGCTGGTGAATGGGAATACTCACAGATCGTAGTTCCTAATATTGTGGCTGATGCTAGTGGATCAACTGTTGATCCAATTGAATATTATTTGCATATGGTTGGTGCAAGCACCGCTCCTGGCGGCATATCTCGTGGGATGATTGATGGATATCAGTTTAGTAGATCATTCCCACAAAGTCCTGATCCAGTTTCTCCTGCACAGGATTCTGCTGATAACTGGATGCGTAACATGTTTAATGTTGGAAATGATTCTGATGTTATTGCTGATAATGCTTCAGATAAGAATGACGACTTGCCTTATCCTCAAGTCGATTATCCTGGTGGCGATACTCAGGCAGCTGGCTTGCAGTTGCATTCTGCATTCAAGGCAACTGGCTCGAATGTAATTGCAAACCGGTTTACTATACCTGGTTGCATTGCTCCTTGTGGATTGATTAAGTTCTCAAATGATACGGGTGTTAATGCCCGACTTCAAATTCATTTGGTTCCCGGTAGTCATCGCGGCTATATGGCTGAACCAATGCAGGATATGTGATTTCAATGGAGTCTGAGGATAGTTCTTCTTCCGCAACCTCACCCAATGGGTCTTCCACGGACGTTCTCCCTAGCGTTGTTGATACAACGAGGCTCCTCCTATTGGTTCGCAAGCACGGTATAGTGATCGGGCTTGGAATGTTTGTACTCTTCGATGGTGGCTATCTTGCCGCTCTCGGAGGTCAAATTTGTTAGGTGATATTATGGCGACTAAGTATGGAAAGACATTTACTTGTAAGAAAGGGAAGCACAAGGGCAAGCGTGTTCGCTATGCCTACAAGAACGGTCGTAAGAGTTCTAAGAGAATGGTTCTTGCTAAGAGTCGGCGTTACTGATGTTAGATACTCGTTCCATTGTTTATTCAATGGGTCCAGTTGGATTG